TTATTGTGCTTTTTCATAAATTACTTTAGATTTTACATTTTTTAAGGTATATACCGAATCAGAATAACTTAATCTCCAAGTCGAGGTGCTGTCTTCACTATTAATAAAGTTAATTGAACTGCCATCTAGTTCAATAGGTTTTTTTTCAGATGTACTATAAGGCCAGCCAATTACAGTGAATCCAATAATTTCAAAATTAAAGTCTGAATAATCAGATGGAAGATACCACATCCCTTGTAGCTGTGCCATTGTAGTACAATAGGTAACATACTGGGTACTGTCCTTATAATCCATACTGGCAAATAATTCTTTGGCTTCTTCAAATTCTGTCTCCTCATACAGTTTTAATGCTTTTTCATATTTTGCCTCGTCTGTAAGCGTCGTAGATTCTTGTTCCTCCGAAGAGGTACAGGCGCTTAAAGTAAAGCAAGACAGGATAATCAATAATGCAAATCCAATTTTCTTTTTCAAAGTAAATCCTCCTTATTATGTATATACATCCAATATTATCAATTAGAGCAGATAAAGTCAATAACGAAAACCTTATTCTAGTGGAAAATAAGCTTGTCACACATGTCACGCAGGAGTCTGCTATATTGGTATTGTAAGAAAATGTGAAACAGAGTTTTACACTTCTTATTCAGACATATCACAAACCGGTTTGTGATATGCGAGAGAGTAAATGTAAATATATTTTCTTTGCTATTATTGGGACAAAATGAATAGAAAATGCCAGAGAATAAGCATATAGAAGATTTATATTACATTCTTACAGAAATTCTCTCCATGATTATTAACTGTTGCAATTTTTATTGCAGCAGTTTTTATATCGGTCATTTTTAATGAACGGAGAGAATGTGTATATTTTGATTATGATTATATTTATATAATAAACTGGAAAATATCAGCTGATTTATTATCTGTTTATTATACGAATTCGATAAAGATAATCTCCATATCAAAATATATATGTCAGAACCGTGTAGTACATTATTAATGGAGGGTACTATATCTTAACCATATAAGGAGGTGGAGCATGCCATTAATTACAGAGATAACGCAAAAGGTTTTTAATTCGGAAACAATTGACAGAGGCAGTCTAGTCTATGCCAGACATCAGTCATGGGAAGAGGGAAAAGGTGGATTTGTTACGGCAATATCAGAAAAAGAGATTTCCATACAGTATTATTCCGGAATTGGCAGCATTAAAAATCACTTTACGATTTCTTCCGAAGACATTGGCCAATGGGAAATCAGGTGGTCTAAGGATTTACTCCTAATTGAAGATAATATGGAGGAGCGGATATGATGCTGAATAAATTAATTTATAAGACTCTGGTTAATCATGATAGCTTAAATAATATGCTAGCTATATACAATGATCAACCGGCTGTTTTCTACAAGCTGATACCGGAAGATAGCGGTATTGGATGGAATAATGAAAGCCATTTTCCCAGATTGAACTTTAGCATAAATGTACAGGCTCATAGAAAAAGAAAGTGTTTTGGAAGTTTAAAAATTCAGATTATGTGTTTTGATACCGAGATAACGTCAGAAGAGATTGAAACAGAAATAAATGAATGTTTAAACAATATATTTTTACAAGAAGATGGGCATTTATACTATATTTCATGGGCAAAATCAGAGACCTTTCACGAAAGTGAAAATTGTCAAAATATAAATAGCAATGCAGATACATTGAATATTTATTTTGATATTATTGAATATCCAAATTCCGAGACATTAGATCCGGATCCGATTGGAGCAATGATTCTATACACAAAATCAGTCATTAAGGAAGCAGTCATGATTGGAATAGACAATAATCAGGAGATATTTCATGTAAATGACAAAAATCCGGCTTTTTACTTCAGATTAGCCAGTGTTAACACAGATCACGATTCAAATGCGGCAGTATGGATGAACTGCAAAATTGCAATCCATATATTTACACCCAGTCAGGAATTTAGAATAAAATGGGCAGCATATCTAATGAATCTGTTAGCTGTGGATGGAGAAATAGTAATGTCTGACGAATCACCAATGTTTGTAAAAGATATAAAACTAAATGGCAGATCTGATTATTTAAGAGAAGGTCAGCTTCTATTAAGCACAGAATATGGGTTACCAAGGTATAGGCAGGAGAAGAAAAAGATTGTGGAGACAGCATTTAATATGGATGTGTAGAGGAGACATGTATGAAGCAAAACAATAGTAAGCCGGACATCCGGGAAAAAAATACGGCAAAGTATCATGTATTAGAATTAGCCGAATGTGCCGGGAAGGTATTCGGATCAAATGTAAAGCCGGAATGTGTAATTGCAGCATTTAAAGTAAAAAATATAAAAAGAGCAACAACAGAAGAAGCAAAAGAAATTGTAAATGAATTTCTAAAAAAGGAGGTAATATAAATGGCAGGAATGTATACACCTGGCGAAGTAAAAGTAAGACCAGGTACTTATTATAATATTCAGAAGGTGGGAGAAAATACAGCCACCATCGTAGATGGAATAACAGCCGTTTTATTTAGAGCGGACTGGGGACCATTAAATGAAGCAGTTGAAATTAAAGCAGAAGTCAATTATGGAAGTATATTTGGCAGTGCATTTACAACGGATGCAATCGGTGAAGTAATGAAAGGTGGTGCTAAAACTGTAATAGGCTGTAGAATCGGTTCAGGTGGTTCGGCAGGAAAAGTGACATTAAAGGATTCCACGTCACAGGATGCAGTTACATTAACTGCAAAATATGTGGGTGATAAGAATTTTACAATAACAGTCAGAGAAAAATTATCTGACGATACAAAAAAAGAATGTATTATCTATACGGGAACAAGTGAATTTGAAAAAGTGCAGTTTACAAAAGGTGAAGATGAAACTAGTGCGTTAGCTGCTGCATTTTCTAAGTCGAAAAATTTCGTGGCAGAAACGTTAGGCGGTAGTGGAGCATTGGAAAATGTATCACAGGCAGTATTTACAAACGGGGCGAATCCGACCGTAACAACAGAATCCTATAGTGATGGACTGACTGTAATGGAATCGGCTTCATGGAATACAATCTGTGTAGATACAGAAGCAATGGAAGTACATACTTTATTAGCAAACTTTTTGGACAGAATATCCGAAGCAGGTCAATTGGCTATGGGTATCGTTGCTGAAAGTACAGCTGTTTTATATGATGACAGGGTACAACATGCCTCAGAATATAATAGCGAAAAAATAGTGTATGTTGTAAACCCATCGGCAAAGACTTCCATAGGTACGGTTAATGGTTACCAAGTAGCAGCAAGAATAGCAGGTATGATTTCAGCCTGTCCTTCTAACCAATCTTTAACACATACGGTTATAGAAGGCTATACGGAATTAGCTGATAGAATCACGCCAACACAAATTATTGATGCTGAAACAAAGGGCTGTCTTGTATTGACAACAAATGCTAATAAAGAAGTTTGGATTGACAGTGCAATCAACACCTTGGTGGAATTAGGTGAAAATCAGGATGAAGGCTGGAAAAAAATCAGAAGAACCAAAACGAGATATGAGCTGATTACAAGAGCAAATATACAGGCGGAATCTATGGTAGGATTTGTAGATAACGATACAAACGGACGAGCTACGATTGTAAGTCAGGTGCAAGGTGTCGGTTCGCAGATGGTAGAAGAAGGAAAGCTGGTATCTTGTAATGTTACAGAGAGTACAGCAGAAGGAGACAGCTGTTGGTTTAGTATCGACGCTGTTGACAAAGATTCTGCAGAACATATTTATTTAACATTTAAATTTAGATTTAGCACACAGGAATAGGAGGATTAAAACATGGCGATTAATAGTAGAGCAGCGGAAGATTCCAGATATGCATTAACAGGGAAAGACGGAGCAATTTATGATGAGAACGGTGTAATGTTAGCGACTGTGGAAACATTTACAGCGAATGTAAGTGTAAGCAATGCAAAATATAATGCATTAGGTGACCCACAAGAGCATGAAACATTTGCGAGCTATGGAGTTACCTTAACAATGTCACAAATCGTAGTAGAAGATGATGCGTTCATCCAGCAGTTTGTTACAGGTATGCAAAAGGGAACTATGCCAAGATGGAATTTCCAAGGCGTATTACAGGGTAGAAATGGTTCTGAGGAACGTATGGTTTATCGTGATTGTATTCCATCAGGACAAGTAGATTTACAGAATGTAACATCAGGTGATGTAATTAAAAGAAGCTGGAACTTCTTTGTTAACAAGCCGCCTGAATTACAGAAAATGTTATCAATCGGTTAATACAAAATAAAAGGTGCTGACGCACTCGTTCGATTCCGTACATTATGAACGAGTGTGATAGTCCCTTCTATATTTATAGACTCCTAAATTGGGAGCAAAATTTATAATGAATATAAAAGAAAGGATAAATGCAATGCGCATGAATTCTTTATACGATTATGCGCAGTATCGTAAGCCGATGGCTTGTGATATGCACGGGTAATATAATGGCGGTAAAAGAAATAAAGGCCAAGTCAGAAAATGAAAATATCGAGGAAAGGGAATTCGATAAAGAAGAGACCAAAAATCAATCCCTACTGTATGAAAATGATATGATAGCAGGATTAATTGCTGCAGCAGATTATCGGTCGGATGAACAGCAAAAAATTGAAATTATCAGAAACAGCAAAGTATTTTTTAGCTTTACAATCAGACCGCTTGGGGAAGAGGAGTACGATAAATGTAAAACAAAGCATACAAAATACGTAAGAAACAAACAGCTTGGCATTAAATTACCAGAGGATACAAACACAGTAAAATATAGAGCCGCATTGATTTATCAGGCGACTATCGATACGGATAGAGAACATCTATGGGATAATAAAAAAGTATGGAACGCACTAACAGAAAAAGGCTTGCAGATTTTATCAGCACTTGATGTTATAGAATATACATTAAGAGGCGGAGAAAAAGATGCGGTAATTGATGCGATAGATAAATTAAGCGGCTATGAATCTAATTTAGAGGAAGTAGCAAAAAACTAATTGAAGCCGGTGGGAAAACGACACTACTGCATCATCTGTTCCAGCGGCTGGGAATTTGCGTTGATGAGTTTTACGAGAAACCGCCGGGTGTCAGAGCGTTTATGCTTGCCTCTATGAGAATACAGCTTGAGGCTGAATTAAGAAGGAAGGAGGGATAGCATGGCAGAGACATTGGTAATTAATATATCTAACAACGCAGACAATAGAGTAAAAAGGATTACCGGTTCTTTGAATAATTTAAGTAATACAATGAATGAGACGGGCAAGTCTTACGAAGGCGTCACCAAAAAGGTCTCCAAATTTGACGAAACGGCTAACAAAACCAGAAAAAGTCTGGAAAAGCTAGTAAGCCAAAAGTATGAAATATTACTGGAAGTTTCAGACAGAGTATCACCGATTCTTACAAATTTAAATAATATATTAAACCGCGTGGGCAGTAAAACAATTAAAGTTGGAGCGGCCGTTGGAATTGATTTTACACAAGTAGAAACCGGTATACAAAAAGCAGGAAGTATTTTGGCAGGTAATTTAAATGGAGCTATTACAAATGTAGTAAATCGAGTGGTTAATAATAACCAAAATAGCCAATTATCGCAAACAGGATTAACTGACAGTCGAGGTTATTCAGCGTTATCTGGAACAACGAATTACTTAAGTAATAGGGCGGGTTCAAATACACAGTCTGTAAATAATAAATATTGGGATGGGTTTAAAAGCTCTGCGAAAAGTATGGCAAAGGATGTCACAAAAGATACTGTCAGTTCTGTATTGAAAGATATGACTAAAAAGGACAACAGTTTGACTACTAAGACAATTACAGAAGCAACTATGGCATCGAGAGAGGCTATGGTGGTTATGAATCCAGGTTCAGCCAATCCTACGACTACTACGGCAATCGTACCTTATGGTCAGTCAAATAGTAGTGGTACAACGGCAGGAATATATGGGCGCGAAGTTATTAGTTCGACTAAGACAGTATCAAGTACGATGCAAACTGCTAATGCACAGCAGGCATTAGGCAAAACAGTGGCATCATCTGCAGGTGTAGCATTTGCGGCTCAGGCAGCAGCAGTAGGTGCGGAAGTAGCAGTAGATTCACTTACAACAGCGGCGGATCATTTCAAAATAGCTTCAAAATCAAGTGATGAAAAAGAAAAAAAGGCTTATAATAATTCAGGTGCTTCCAGAACCGCAGGAACCGCAGCTGGTGTCGGCATAGGTGCAGCAATCGGATCGATAATACTTCCGGGTATCGGAACTGCAATTGGCGCGGCTATCGGAGGTGGTATAGGCGGTAAGGCTGGGAGCTATATCGGTGATAAAGAAATAGAAAAATATGAAAAAGAAGCAGCTGCGGCAGCATTAGCTGCAGAACAGGCAAAATATGAGTCTCAGGAATTAAAAGATGCTCTGGCAGACGCTGATATGACTGCGGAACAATTCGGAAAGCTGTTTGAAAAGGCAGTGATGAACAATCTGACATCCCATTTTGGGTCAATAAAGCTTTCATTAAAAGAGATACAGCTGCTTGCGCAACACATCTCATTTGGCAATAATTTAAAAAATGCCCAGAAATTTGCAACCGCTGCCAATGATGCGGAAGAAAGCTTTGCAACCTTACAAAACTCCATATATACAATGGATAAAATAAACTGGAAGGTAGGCCTTAAGCTGAAATTAGATGAAGCAGAGCAGGAAAGTCTAAAATCAGAAATTGCAAACTTAATCAGTAACGCAAAAACCTATGTGGAGAATGAACACTATGAGTTTAGTATGGCTGTAAACCTGTTGGTTGATGATGAAGAAGCTAAAAAAATAATACGAAGCGGGGATAAATTATATAATCGATATCAATCAGAGCTGGATACTTTGGGTAATCAACTAAGTAAGAAGGTAGACGATGCATTGGAAAGAGGGAATGGGGTTATTTCTGATAAGGATTATGATGAAATCTTAGCAATGGAGGACGAAATAACCGGGATTACAAGCAAGGTGTCGGATGCAGAGCAGAATGCACAGTTTAAAGCACTTAGTGTCAAATACAGTGGCTCTAAAATGGATAGTGATACATACGAAACCTTTCAGGCTGAGCTTGCGAATCAGACAGCAAGTGCGGCACAAACCTATGATGATGCATTAGCGGTTAGTCTGTCAAATTTGGATTTATTGTTATCAGAAAAAGAAATTAATCAGACCCAATATGATGATAGCTATAAAGCAATAGTCGGGAATTATAGGAGTGAGATGTCTGATTTAGGAGATAAAACGATGAATTATCAGCTTCAAACTATCGCAGAATCCTATGCAGAGGAACTAAAAAATGTACTGCCCGATATGGAGGGTACGATCGCTGAAAAGTTAAAAAAAGTGTTTGATATGGCAATTGAAGTCGGGGATAATCCGAAGGATTGGGATGAAAGTAAAATTAAGGAAATATTCCAATTGAATGAATCTGTTAGTGAGGACAATTCACCTAATATTGCTAATTTATTATTAGCTACAGCCAAAACAATACCGGATACCGGTAGTTCTTTAGCAGAAGCGGCGATAACGCAGTATGATGAATTTGGAGACAGTTTGCAAAATAAGTTTGGAAATGGGTATGTTCTAGATGTACCGATTTCAATCATTGCACGCTATAGTGTATTAAATTCGCTTTCAGGAACCAATGAGGCTAATCAATTAAGCAACGCTTCGACCAAAGCGGCAGATACTACAGAAAATGGATTGAATACGCTTCACAGTCCTGTTATACCGGGAGTAAATGGAATTAATGCTAATGCAAACGGTGGCTTTATTTATAACACTGTATTGTCATGGATTGGTGAGGAAGGACCTGAGGTTGTAATCCCACTGACACAGAACCGGCGAAGCAGAGGCCTGGATCTATGGCAGAAAGCAGGAAAATTCCTTGGTGTTGGCCAATACGCGAATGGTGGATTTGTAGGAATCGAAGAAGAAGTACCGGTAAGCCATAGTTTGAAAGCGGAAGCATCTTCATCACCGGAGGTAAATGTAAACGTAAGCGTCAGCCCTACATTTGAGGTTTCAGGAAACGGCAATGGCGATAATATGATTGAGATAATCAAGGCACATATGAAGGAAATGGCAGACGATCTCGGAGGAGAAATTGCAGTTTCCCTTGAAAAAGTATTTTCAAATATGCCATTAAAGGAGGCTTAAGTATGGAGATATATTTAAGGCAAAAAACAAGCAAGAAAACAGAGTTTAAATTTGCTTCTCTTCCCGAATTCATCAATGTAGAGCAAAGTGCAAGATATCAAAGCTATGATATCTTAAATATTGGAGCAGTTCAATTTCCAAAAGGAACAGAAGTAGGTACCATCTCATGGGATGGTACTTTTTTTGGGAAAGCTAAAAGTAAAGAGACATCAATTGTAGATAAAAGTAATTGGAAAAGTCCGAAATCTTGCAGAAAGATATTAGAACGATGGCGGGATAGCGGTACGGTACTGACCTTAGTTGTGGGTAAGACCGGTATAAATTATGACGTGACAATTTCGTCTTTTAGTGGTGTATACAGCGGTGCATTCGGCAATTTTGATTATTCCATATCTTTTACCAGATGTAAAGAATTAAAGATAAGAACGACCAATGAACTTAAAATCAAATCATTTGCCAGTAAGAGTAACCGCTCCTCGAAATCGAATGAAGGCACTTATATGGTGGTATCAAGTGACAGTCTGTGGAAGATTGCGGCGGTGATGCTGGGGCAGGGAAACAGATGGAGCGAAATCTACAGCTTAAACAAGAGTGTAATTGAAACAAGTGCAAAAAAGCATGGAAAATCCTCTTCTTCTAACGGACAGTGGATTTATCCCGGAGATATTTATTCATTACCTAAAACATAAATACTATATATTGACTTTCTACCTTTTGATTGGTAAAATTGCATATATACATAATTAGGAGGGATTGGCTTGAAAAGGAAGATTAGTTTTGTGTTATTAATTATTATATCATGCTTTACATTATGTTCTTGTTCTTCTGAAGAAGAGGAAACAACACTGTCAGCTGAAGCAAAGTATGAAAAGGCTATAAAGCTATATGAGGATGCTGCGTTTGATGAGGCTAAGGAATTATTTTCTGGTATGGATTATAAGGACAGCAGCGAGTATGTTACTAATTGCATTACTATGAAACAATTGCAGGGTACATGGTATGATGAGGATGAATTTGCATGGCGTTTAGAAATTACCGGATTTGCTGCAATTCATACCGGATTTTCCAGAGATTACCTTATTAAACCGGAAGGTAGTATGGTCAAATTTAGTGGTAAGTTGACAAATGGTGAAGATGATATTTTCACTTGTAAACTGAGTTATTCTAATTCGGAATACACCTTGTCTGCTACAAGATCTAATACAGTGTACATAAAGGGTCAGTAATTATTTAATGGAACTTGTAGAAAGATTTAAAATTATAAGAACCTCGAAATTGAGTAATATTATATTACATCAGTTTCGGGGTTTTTGCTATATACATAATTAGGAGGGATTTGATGATTGATATTACAAAATTAACATATCATGTATATCTGATTCGGGAAAAAGGAAAACCCTTAGTGTTATCTAATATTGTAGAAACAGTAGGATGGGAAGAGAATAAAGGTGAATTGGCTATGCGTGTGAATCTATCCCTTAAAAACCATAAATATAAAGGTAAGAATATCTCTTCTATTGTAAAACTGGGTTCTATGATAGTAATTTACGCTAAGCATAAAAATAAGAATAAAGAAGTGGCAAGAGGTATTGTAACGAATTGGTCGGTTTCAACATCAAATTCAGCTGAGAGAACTGATTTAACCTGCTATGATGAGCTTTATGCCTTGCAGAAAAGTCAGGATAATATTTACTTTGCTGCAGGCATCAGTACCAAAAATGCGATTATGTCCATATTTAGAGACTGGAATATTCCTTTGGCCAGCTATGACGGACCGGATAAAAAGCATGGGAAATTAGTCTATAAAACGGATACCATAGGAGATGTAATTTTAGATATTTTAGATGATGCGGTTAAAAAAGGGTCAGAGAAGTACAACATCAGAAGTACTAAAGGCAATATCAGTATACAGCCACTTGGAAGTAATAAAACGGTTTATCATTTTGGAGGGGACAATACAAGCGCAGTCAGTCATAGCTTAAGTACGGCAGATATGATTACCCGGGTAAAAGTGATAGGTCGGGAAGATGATGATGAAAAATCAAGTATAGAAGCTGTGGTAGATGGAAATACACAGTTTGGGATTCGACAGAAAATATATATAAGAGGCAAAGACGATACACGGGAGGACGCGATAGCGGCAGCGGAAGAATTACTGGAAGAAAGCGGAGATATTGAAAAGACTATCTCAGTGGATAGTCCGGATGTGCCATATATCAGGAAAGGCGATGTGGTTCATATGAAAGCAGGTACGCTAAATGGATATTATTACATCTTAGGTATCAGGCATGACGGCGATACAGGTACGATGTCAATGGATCTAAAGAAAGCTAAGAATAAAACGGGTTCCGGTTCAGGCAGCAATACATCTGAAGAGTTTTCAAAAGGTGACAAAGTCATTTTAAACGGTGCGGTATATGTAGACAGCTACGGAAACGGAAAAGGGAAAACCTTTACGAACAGAACCTGTACAATAACGATTAAAGTAGATATTACCAGAGAATGTCCATATCATGTAGACGGTATAGGCTGGGTATATCCGGATTCAATCAAGAAAGCGTAGGTGATTTTATGGCGAACAAAGGAAATCCGGGAATTAATAAATTAGCATATACGCTTTCACAAAGAATAAAACGGGAGAATGAGAGTGGACTGATTATTGATTATGGAGTCATTAATCAGGATTACAGCTTAAAAACAAATACTTTTTCGGTTGCAATCCCAAAGGCAGATTATGTAGTCTGCCGTCAGCTTGAATCCGGTGGGGGACTGTCTCCAAATGACAGAGTATTAGTGGCATGGATTCAAAATGACGCCGTGATTATTGATTTAATCTCGTCATAAAAATTTCGAAAGGAGGACTGTATATGTCTGAGAATACACTGTTTCCTACTTTTGATGTCCCAGATTTCATAGAAGAGGACGATACGGAAGCAGAAAAATATAAAAAGAGTATTTACTGGGATTTAAACGTCGGTGATTTTGTAAGAGACGGAGCAAACCGCATTCTGCAAAGCAGTGGAAAAGACGCTTATATGCAGTGGTGTTATAAAATAGCATGTACTGAGAGATATGCGTATTTAGCATATCCGGATACAATTGGTGTAGAAATGATCGATGCAATGGATCAGCTTACCCATGATGCGGTAGAATCCTGCATTGAAAGAACCATTTCAGAAGCATTATTGGAAAATCCACTCACAGAGTATGTAAATGATTTTAGCTTTGAATGGCAGGGGGATGGCGTAATATGTGAATATGCAATAAAGGGAAGAGACTGGGAGGAGTTTCATATAAATACAAATATTAATTTTACGGAGGTGGATGAAAATGATACCTGAGTTTATTGCACCAAGCTTCATAAATGAAAATGATGCAGATACTATTCAAGAAAGAATGATGGATGAATTGCCGGCGGATATCGATAATACACCCGGTGGATTCCCTTGGGACTTTACCAGACCAACAGCGATAGAAAAATCAGAATTAATACAATTTCATTTAGTTCAGACTTTAATGTTGATGTTTCCTATGTGGGCATGGGATAAATGGTTGGACTATCATGCTGAGATTGCCGGAATAACCAGAAAAAAAGCCAGATATGCAAGTGGAGAACTAAGAGTAAACGGAATTGTAGGTACAGCTATTCCAAAAGGGAGTGTATTTGCAACAGTTGCAGCTGATACGTCTTCTATTGAATACACCACAGAGGAAGAATATATTATTGGTGAAGATGGGATGGTTACAGCTGCTATTACAGCGGTTTTAGCAGGAACAAACGGAAATGTTGCGGCAAATACGATTACTTTATCGATAAAACCAATAAAAGGAGTTACAAGCATATATAATGAAAATGCTGTTACCGGTGGAACGGAGGAAGAGGATGATGAATCTCTCCGCGTTCGGATTCAGGAAGCAAATGAGTCTATTACAAGTTCATTCGTAGGGAATAACAGTGATTATATACGATGGGCAAAAGAGGTCAGCGAAGTAGGCAGCGTTGTAGTCGTCCCGGAATGGAATGGTGCAGGAACAGTGAAGCTGGTGCTTCTGGATGATAAAGGACAGCCGGCAGATGAAAGTATTATTAAGAATGTAGAAAATTACATTTGCAGAGAAGATGCACCTTTACTTAGAAAAGCACCTATTGGCGCTATTGTGAAGGTGGATAAACCGAAGAGCATTGCCTTAAGCTATGCCAGCAGTATAACATTAGCAGACGGGTATGATATTAACAAAATTACAGCAAGCTTTGAAAACGAGCTGATACAATATTACAAAACCGCCAAGCAAGATGGTGAAATCAAATACACAAAGGTTAGTGCTATACTATCACATACAGAGGGAGTCAGTGATTTCACAAACCTTAGTATCAATGATAATACCAGAAATATTTTAATCGATCAGGATGAATATCCAATGACAGAATCCGTTGCGATGACAATAAACGGTACGGAGGGAGACTAGGCATGGGAGTAAAAAAGAACTTAGAGAATTTTCCAACCAGTGAAACGGCAATCGAGATGATGAAAATGATTACCGGAAATGGTTTCTATGATGAGTCCTATGTGGCAAAATGGTTATTCCAGGTTATGGGAATGGAAATAGAAGATGCCAAGTCATTATTAGAAGAGCTTCGCAAGCAGATATTTCCCGAAACAGCGACCTGGGGCTTAGATTATCATGAGCAGAAATATGGGTTGACTTCTGCCGGATTAACAGAGAAGCAGAGAAGGAATCAATTGATTAATTATAGAAGCCACAGGTTACCGGTAAATCCGGCACGGATAGAGCAGATTGTGAAATCAATTTGTCAAAAGGATGTTTTGGTTACTGAAAATATTGCTCCCTATACATTTGAAATCAAGATATTCATAGATACAAGTGATAGTAATATTTATGAGCAGGAGATAAGAAACCGTATAGGTAATGTAAAGCCCTCTCATTTAAGTTATAAGCTTGTAACGGAAAGAAGGCCTAACAGCATGATTTATGTTGGAGGCTGTATGCAGCAGGCAGAAATATTACAATTAAGGCAGGTGAATTAATATGGCTTTTACGGAATTTAAAATTACAAATGAAGGGTGTAAAGCATTAGCAGCCGCACAGTTAAGCGGCAAGCTTGCGTTTACACAGATATCAATTGGCAGTGGAATCTATACCGGAGATTTCAAAGAATCACAGAGCTTAGTAAATAAGTTGTTTGAGATTAATGTAATAAATAGTACTTTGGAAGATCATGCATGTATACTGGAGGCTGATTTATCGAATAAGGATTTAAAAGAGGGCTATTATTTCAGGGAGATAGGAGTATATGCCGAATTAGACGGAGTGGAAATATTATATGCATACACCAATGCAGGAGAGGATGCAGAGTATATACCTAAGGAAGCGGCTTCCGTCAGCGTAGAAAAGAGAATAAAAATTTCTTTATTTGTAACAGGAGTATCTGAAGTTAGTATATTGGCAGGCAGTGTGCTATATGTAACGCAACAGGAATTTGAAAATCATACTGAAAGTGGGAATCATGATAATCGTTATTATTTAAAAGATGAAATTGACAAAACTTTTAATACGAAGGCACAAATTCATCATGCAAGTACTACGTTAGATTATGGAGTTGGAACAACATCAGAGTATGGTCACGTTAAAGTGACGAATGGAAACGGCTTAATTGTTTCTAATGGAACAATAACAATGGGTCTGGCATCAGGTAGTACCGGTGGATCAATGTCTAGTACACACTATAATATGCTTAATAGTATATCATCATTTTCTAAGGTTTTATATGTAAGCAGTTGGAGTGACTTAAATACACAATTAAGTAGTTTAAGTTTTTCTAATTCTCAGACTAGTTTGTATACCAGAATATTTATTGTACCTACAGTTAGTACTTCATCTTCTGCGTGGAGTGGCGGCAGTATTATATATAGTAGAAGTGCTGATATTATTTTAGATTTTAGTTTATGCCAGCCATTTAGTACGGTAACTTTTTCAAGTAGTGAATCATTATTTATAAATTCTGGTACAGGAAATTTATATATAGAGAATTTGCATCTTTATATGACATATACAGGTGGGGGAAGTACTTATACTCCAAAACCTATATTTTATTCTTCTGGTGGTTATCCTAATTATACCAGTACATTTTATACTTATGGATTTATAGGATTAAGAAACTGCAATATCCGTAAAATTGATTATACTTATGGTACTTCTGCCAGTGACAGCACTTATTTTAAAATAATTAGTGGTTATAATGTTTTGGTAGAAAATAGTATATTAACTCAATCTGTAAACACTGCCTATTCAGTAGGTGGATATTATGCTCATATATTACCAGTAGAAGGAATTTATAATGTAGAATGTAGAAACAGTAAAATGTTGGCAACTTCATCCTCATATGTATCTACTGTAGTTAGGACAGCGGTTAATGGTACGGCTATTACAAATAGATTTATAGTTAATAATTGTCGTTGTTATGGTAATATTTATGGTTATGCAAGTTCTGCAGACACAAATTACTATCAGATTTCAAATAATGTCATTGTTGGAAGTGTGACAGGACTTACAAATTTTACAACTGGTGTAAACGCAGACAATATTTCAAATAGTAATATTCCAATGAATTAGGAGGTAAAGATATGCAAAATTTAATGCCGTTTATTAACGTAGATACAGGTACACATGGATTTTTTTTATATGAAATATCATTTGATAGAAAGAGATTTCATACCATGTTCAAAGAAGATTTACAATTAAGAGTAAATGAATATGTTGATAATGTAAATAGATTTAGAAAAGAAGATAGACTAAATGAATTAGTATCTGAAATAGTCACAGAAAGAAGTAAA